CATACGGGGCCTCGATTGTTTGTGTTGGAATGGCCATCACCACCTTGGTGATAGCAAGTAAGAATATATATTTATCGTGAGCAGTTAAACTGCTCGACTTAGTAATCTGTGCTTCTATCTTTACAGTTTGCATTTGCTCTCCTTAAGGGATAAAAGAAAGCAGGTAGAGGCCCCCTCTTGCTCTCTACCTGCTTGTGCCTGTGTATATACAGGCTTCTCACATAAAGTCGTCTTCCCAAGGGTAATCTTGATCGATATCGTGTTGCCTATCAACTACATACGCAATAATAAGCAGCACTATGAATGTTCCTACATAGTAGAGGACCATCTCTCCACCTCCTTAACTTCATTCATCTCTCTGCCATTACATACAAATATCGGGGATACATATCCAGCGCCATCATATTCTTTACCGCCCCAGATACCGTGTAGTCCGGGCGTAGAAGAAGCATTGGTATCGCATCCCTTAAGGTCAGGACATCTTTTACATATGGCTATTGCCTGTTGCTTTTGATTGGCTCTAGCCCGGCTATTACTATTGCCTTCAAGAAAGAATAACTCGGGGTCAACTCCAGCACACGCAGGACTCAAGAGGTCAATTACGATAGCCATTAGAATTTACCTGCCTTCATCAAAAAGAGAATGAATATAACTGGGGAGAGTAGGATAAATAGTGTTGCCCACTCTTCTATCTGTTCTTTCACTGTTGCCTCCGATGTTTATTTTGGGCCCCCTTCCTATCTGAGAGGGGGAATTGAAATGGCTACCAAAGAGCAGCCACACCTACCTGTGAAAATGGCGGGGAAATCTTATGACTGATAGTAAGAATCATACCTAGTCTTATCTAACCAAGAAAGGAATTGAAGAGCCTCAGGTAAAGAGATACCGCTAGAGGCAGACCTCAATACAATGTGCGCCTTAAAATACAGCACACCGTTTCGCCAATAGTTAAGGACATTTAGCGTCTCCTTGCTATCCTTACCTAATACAGAAGCCAACTCGTGCACACGCACCTTCTCGCCAACTTTCCACGCTACCTTTGACGGTATCATTTACTTTTCCTTTCCTCGTACTCTCAGATAGAGAGTGGGAAATGTATAGGCGGAATGCTATCTTGATAGCCCACGAAAGGGTCGAAGGTAGCCCAACCTATACATATCCCACACCCTACCTGTAAAACCCCACCCGTGAAAATGGCGGGGAAACCTAGATGTCTACTACCTCTCCAGTAGAGAGATAGAGAGTAATACGGATATTAGACTCCCTCTCATAGGCCTTCTCAAGAGCAGGATTAGGGTACAAAGACCCATCCTCTGGGTCCATAAGGTGCGTCAAGACCCCGTTCTCCATAGAGCGTTGTCTCTTACCACAGGTTAAACACACATCATATCCACTACCGAAGTAGTCCTCGAAGTTATGCGTACATGGTATAGCGAACATAGCAATCTCCTTTCTAGAGTTACTCCTCATAGGAACCATAGTCTTCTCCTGTTTCTGAGTCAACATACTCACAGTTATAACAGCAGTATGTATCTTCTTCATCTTCCATCTCTATCTCCTTAGGTAATAGGTATTTCATGATAACTACCTGATAATAGAGCCCACCCCAAGCCTTATAGAAACTACCTGATAGCAGAGCCACCCCATAGTCCCTGACCTGGTCGTACTCTCAATGATGATAGATGTGCGACGACAGTAGCCTAAATAGACTCCCTACTCCCAATGATGAGAGATAGGGAGCCCATTCGTTAGCAGGACACCGAATTGGATAGGGTACTAATCTCTGGGGGGTTAGGCATTACACCTAACAAAGAGAACCCTAGTGTTACCACTAGGGAGAGCCGATTGGTCGGCATTCCCCGATAGCCCGCAACTATGAACATAATAACTATGCTCATAGCAGGAAAGTCGGGGTATTATCCCCGACTCCCCCACTACTAGCACAGGTTAGGCTGCGGAAGCGACCTTCTCTGTATTAGCCCGTGACTCCTCAAGAACGGAGATGAGCAACTCAATCTCCTTCTCAAGGGCTGTAATCGCTTCACCAGCAGGCATACCTGCCTTGATGAAGGACTCGCGTGCCTTCTTGAGTGATGATACGGCGGAAGCGTGTGCCTTGCCGTTAGCACGGCGGGTTGCTACTGCTTCATCAGAAGCGGCATCAACCTTTGACTTCAATGCGTTGAGAGCAGGGAGAACATCCCCGCCCATAGCAATGACCGCAGCGCAACCTTCAGGGTTCTTGTAGAAGGTCTGAGTGAGGTCAGCCCACTTGCTTGGGTCTATCTTCAGAGCACCTGAGAGATAGCCACCAAAGACGCGGGTCGCATTGACGGCAGAGCGATACTTTCCACCTGTGTATACAGCACTCAAGTCAGGGTGCTTGTCGAAGAACTTAATGAACTCGGTAATAGAGTTCTTAGTGTCCTCTGTGTGGTTGATAATTTGCTTGACCACAGCAAGCGTAAGTGTCTTTGTAGACATTTTACTCCTTACTACCGATACAGATAGTATCGGGGGTACTACCCGTGCCCTAGTGTGCTATGACGCACTACCCCTAAAGGGCTAGGGCGACGGGCTATACACAGAGAGTTTCGCCTATCCACTTGGGGCGATACTATCCATAGTGTGGAATTCTCTCCCCTATCCTTTGGGCTGTCCGTACTTTAAGTCTAATTTTCGCTTTTACCCTCCCCCACCCTTAAATCCCTTTTATCCCTTTTGTCCAGCAGAGCACACGAAGGGTTGGGGATCTATGATGGTAGACAGTGGCCAAAAACCTATGTCCGATTTATCCCAAATGTGTAATTTAGATCATAGTTTGGTGAGTTGTGAGCGGGAAATGGGGGAACTCTTATCATAGTTCGGTAAAAATTGGCGGGGAATTGATTAGGTTATGCACAAATGTACCTTTTTGTGGTAGAATATTTAATAGAGCGCTCAAATCGGGGCTCTACTAAGTAATTTATCGTCTAAGGAGATAAAAATGGCAATTGTGCAAAATACGGGCGGGTATCCTCATGGAGATCCTCATAAAGATCGCTATAGAGAGACATCTTGGAGTACTAAACAACCTAGTATGCCAGAGGTAACTATCACTACGCTCTTTCCTCAGTTCAATCGCTGGGCAATTGGATTCGATCCACTACTAGATACCTTTAAGCAGGTATCATCTGGGGTAAAATCTAGCGGGTATCCTCCATACAACATCTATAAAAACAAGGATACATATGTCCTAGAACTGGCTGTAGCTGGTTTTGCTAAGGAAGATCTCACAATCTCCGTAAAAGAGCTCACACTGACCGTAGAAGGCGAATTAGGGGCACCTCAGGAGGAAGCTATCCATAAGGGAATCGCTACCCGTGACTTCAAGCAAGAGTTCGCTCTAGCTGAATATATCGTTGTCAAGGGTGCAGAACTTAAGGATGGATTGCTTCGAATCACTTTGGAGCAAGAGCTGCCCGAAGAGAAGAAACCAAAGAACATCGCTATCGCCTAGTGTGGTAGTATTAGGTTAGAGCCTCGTTTACTATCGCAGCTAAAAACGGATAGTAGATCAGAATGCTGTGAGATGGACTTAGAATGTTCTGGGAGTTGGTTCCCATAGTTTAACTAAAACACACAGTAGGCTCTATCTTTGATCTTTAGCTCAGCGGCAGAGCGGGGCACTGTTAATGCCTAGGTCCCTGGTTCGATCCCAGGAAGGTCAGCTTAGGAGGCAGGAAAGATGAAGAGCACGTTTATGGAACATAAAGAAGAACAAAATAGATTAAGGCAAGAGAAGATTAAAGAAGCTTTAAAGAAGACCGTTGAAGATAATGCAGAGCTTCTAGATAGATTAGATGACTTTGATGAGAATGGTATCCCGTACTGGGATCAGCAGATACACGACTAAGTAATTACACCGATCCCCGCGCAAAAGAGGGCCACAATTGCCAAAGTATGATTATAAGTGTGACAACTGTTCGTCACAAATAGAAGTTGAACGTTCGATTCACGAGGAATCACAACCTATGTGTACCGGGTGTAACTCAACCATGTCCCGCGTTTGGCAGGCAACCCCCGCACATTTTAAAGGTGGCGGTTGGGCTGGCAAGGAGTAGTATTAGACCATGAGTAAAAGACGACGTGGATTAGGTAGAGGGTTAACTGAGATAAATGCAGCTAACACCTCTAGTACCCCACGTCTAAGGTCAAATGACCCGTTTGGTATTAAATCTTTAATACCTAATGAAGAACAGCTCGCTGCACGGGAAGCAGACCCAACAGGCTATGAAATGGCTATGGCTTCCCTTAGAAGTCGTGTGGATGGTTTAGAGACCCTAACACCTGATGAAGCCGCGTTACAACGCAGACTATCTCGATTTGGTACAGATCCGGACTTTGGTCCAGGGTATGAAGTTGTTAACCCGGCCAAGACTAGTGGTCATGGAGATGCACGTGCTCAGAAGATTGGGTATAACCGCTCTCTACAGTATTTGGCAATTTTAATGCGTGATGGTAAGATGGTTGGGTATCCTGGGGTTGATCCAGATACTTGGGCAGCTTACCAGAACTACAGCTCTACCCACAGCTACATCTATGTTGAATTAGCGGCATGGAGTGGGGCTTGGGACGATTTAGGCAAACACGGAACTCCTCCACAGACCAATGAGCAGCTCTTTGAGCAGGGTACTCAGGACTAATCTGGTACCCTATATGTACCTACGAGAGGGAATCCATGACAACGCTTGCTGCGATACAAGGTGACGGCTGGGCCGTTATAGGTTGCGATAGTCGCGCCTCTGATGAGGGCGGTCGTTATATGGATCTTGCTACCCATAAGATTGTTGAAAACAATGGAGCACTGATTGCTGTTAGTGGCGCATCCCGTGGTGGAAATATTGCACAATTTGGTTGGAAAGCGCCAAAACCTCGTGCAAACGAAGATTTAGATGTTTTTATGACTACCAAGTTCATTCCTTCTCTACGTAAAGCATTTCAAGATGCTGGGTATGAAGGTAAGGATGACGGTTCTGCCGCAGAGCATGACTCGAGTCTTATTGTGGCTGTATGCGGAGTGATATACCCAATCTTTGAGGATTACTCTTGGGATAGAGAAGCTCGCAACGTTTATTATTCAGGTAGCGGTGGAGACATTGCATTGGGTGCTTTAGAGATTTTAAACTATCAAAAAATCCGCACCCCCGAATCAGCAGAGAAAATTCTTTATAAAGCCATAGAGGCGGCCATAAAACACGACATTTACTCTGGCGGAGAGATTCATACATACGTACAAGAGGCCTAACTTGTGTCATCATTGTCCCTGTTCGACCCTCGAACACTCACATTGATCAAGTGAAGGAAATAAATTCATGGCAAATGCACGCGATGGAGGAGCTTCCGTATCAGTTGCAGTATCAGGCATCACAGCCTCATCTGGAACTGTAACTTACGCTACCTCAAGCACAACCGGCCTATTTGCAGGCCAAACAGTAACGGTATCAGGAGCAACAGCTTCTGGTTACAATGGAACATTTACAATTGCTTCTGTTACTACAAACACTAATTTCACAGTCACTAGCGCAGCTACTGGTTCAACATCTACAGCAACAGCTGTTGGTTACACAGGAAACCCACGCATTGACTTCGCATGGGGTAACTTCCCACTACAACCAGACGATGATCGTCAAAGTTCTCCATCTCAGACTGTTACAGTCGGTGGAGCAGGAAACGTTGCTTGGACTAACTACGGAACACTTGCTTCTGCTAAGTTGGCCCAGACTAACATCTCTACCACTCTTAACCAACTTACTGGTACAACTCCACCAGATAACCATGTTCGTGCCGCACAGAACTGGGATGCATACCCAGCTTCTCCAACAACTGGAGGTATTCCAACAAGCTCTACAGTTACAACTGTTCCAGCTCTTCTAGGAACAACTTTAAAGTATGCTGTTGATAAGTTGCACGATACAGGTTTTGACATAGGAACAATTACATACACAACAACAGGTGCACTACCTAACGATGTTCGTGTAACTGTTACAGGTGCATCTAACTCTGCAGGTACAATCACTTACACAGCTGCAAATAGCTTTGTAGCAGGTCAACTTGTAAGCGTAGTTGGGCTTGGAGCAACTGCTACACCAACTCTTACAGGTGCAACCGTAAACGGTACTGGAACATCTACAACTGTAACATTTGCTACTGCCAATACCACAGGTATTGTCGTAGGTTCTGTTGTTACTATTGCGGGCGCTACAGGAGCAACTGTCGGCACTCTTAACGGTACATGGTATGTAAGTGCTGTTACAGCTAACACCAGCTTCACAGCTGCTGTTTACGCTCCAGCATCTATCACAGCTGCTTCACCAGTATTCACAAGTGCTACTGTTTCAGTAGTTTCTGGCTTCAACCTAGGAACACAAGTTGTTCTAGCTACAAGCCTAAGCTCAACACAGTTCTTGGTAACACCAACAGTGTCAGCAAGCGTAACTCTACCATCTGCAGCCCTGACAACTCAGACAGGTACAGCTACTGCTATTGCTAACGTTGGAACTATTAAGACCCAGTCACTTGCTGCTGGCGCATCTTCTACTCAAGGAACATCCGTAGATCTTTCAGTCTATCGCTACCAAGATGGAACAACACCAGGAATCGTAGTCCCTGGCGGTTACGTAGCTGGTTAATTAGTACAATAAAGAGCCGGGAGTTAACGCTCCCGGCTTTTTGCTTTAATGAGAGAATACTCCTATGGCACATCCTAAGAAACAACAACATAAGTACCCTATGCGAGACATTGCAACTGTCGGTCGCCTTGAGGGCACATTACTACCTGCAGCGGTAAGCTGGTATAATTCTATGTGGGGTGTTGGAGACGGAGCGCTAAGCACCTACACAGGCGTCGACATGGATGCCCCTAATGGTCAGGAGAATGAAAGTGTCGAGTCTAGCGAACCCGCCTCAGCCACTTCTACAGGAGCAGGGGCAGCAGCGGGTCCAGTGTGACGGCTGTTCAGCCAGAGCTTCTATGACAGTATCCCTCCCATATGGGGATTTATCTTTTTGCAATCATCATTATAATAAACATGCTCATGTCCTTACAGAACAAGGCGGAGTTGCTAGACTTCTGGGTATATCAGAGGAAGATTAGGATTAAAATGCCAAATAACCCATACTTCAGTAATGTTGTTCAAGCCAACGGCACCGACACAGGTGGTCGCGGCGGTTCAATGGCAGGAAAAATTATTGGCGGAATAGCTCAAGCACATAGAGCAGCTATAAATCATGAGTATGCTGCTGATCTTATTAAACAAAGAGCTGTCGGGGAGATTGTAACAAAGATGGCAACAGCCTCTATTGCAACTGACGCTGATAAGACAGATATGGAAAATCGTATAGCACACTACAAAACTCTAACAGACTCTATACATTCACATCTTTCACCAGAAGAACGTAAAGCTGCAGGAATTGGAGAGATTGATCCGTTCCTAGTAGGAGGAAAAGACTTCCAGCAACTTGGACAGTCTCGTGTTGGTCGCATTAAGCCAGGTGAAAATCCAGCTGGTAAAGGGAATGCTAACATAGAAGGTGCTAAGAGCACTTGGACTCCATCAGGAGGAGATGAGACTTCATTTACTGATACTCATGACGAAGGGCCTACACCTCCACCACCTCCGGGCCCTACCCCAGATACTTTTACAGATCAAACTCCTGCACAAGCTGCTGCAGCTAAAAAGACGACTCGTAAGAAGAGCGCTGCAAAACCTAAAGCAGATAAAGCTACGTCTACGCCTTTGTCTTCAAAAAGCGTAACTCAAGTTCTTGCCGATTCTAATAAGGAGGACAACTAATGTCAGAGCGCGGTAAAAAGGTAAATAAGAATAATCCTGCTGTACGTCAAGCACGTGGAGCTAAAAAGCGTGCTGCAAAACAAGAGCGCGTTGAAAAAATCGTAGAAGGTACACAAGGACTACCTAAGCGTGAAAAATCAACACCTAAATTAGATTTTCCTGAAACACAGTTGGTTGGAGGTTCAGCTGAAGAATCGCAACCTATTAAGAGATTTGAACCAGGTCCTGAAGCTCCGGGAATGTCAGATGAAGATAGGTCACGCGTTGCTGCGTCTATTAAGGCGGATGTAGGCAAGTCTGAAAGAGGAAAAGCTAAGCGTAGATTAGACAAAGCGCAGTCTGCCGCTGATGAAGCTATTATTGCTGAAGCTAACCGTGAAAAGAGCCCAGCAGAACAAGAAGAGTATGATGCTAGAGCTGCTAACACAACTGTAGAAGATTTAAGAGCTGTTCGTTCTGGAAACGCAAGCTTTATTGATCAAAAACCTAAAGATGAAAAGAATCTTGTTCCTATCGAGCTTCCTTCTGCTGAGGTAGATCAACCAAAGAATTTAGCTAACCCTACAGGTGCCGGTAACTTTATCCCTCTAGGTGAAGCACCTCGTGGTAACCGCGCTCAACCAGCTACTCCGGCTACAGCTGAGAATACTGTAGGCCGCATTAAATCAGGTATGGGCATATCAGGACTTCAAGAAGATGCAGATTCTGAGATCATTCAGCACCCTGTACACGGAGAAATGACTGTACCTGCCGATATTGCGCGTGCACATCGCCTATATGATTTAGAATGGCAAAGAAACCCTAAGCAAGCTAACCGCTTAGCTGGAGTAGATGCTGATGAATATGCTAGTCCTTATCAGCATAAAGGCGGTCACTATGAGCGTCTAGGACGTCTACAAGCTGCAGGTGAGAATCCAGACGATATCTCTACTTATGCTCGTAAAATGGGCATAACTATGTACGATGTTGTTGAAGGACGTCATGCACTTTTGCAAGACAAAGCGGACTCTACACGCATGGTCAACTATGGTGTGCAACACTTGCATCCAGAAGACACATTTACTCATCCAGAAACCGGGGAAACCCACCCAATCGGTGAGTGGTCCACTAAACACAACATGCCTCTTACTCCAGAAGGTCACCCAGACCTTTCTGCTACAAAGGGTACTAATACCTCTATTTATAAAGATCAAAACGGAAATCTTCAAACAACAGTTCCTACACACCTTGGTTGGTGGAAAACACCTACTGATGGGAAGTCAGGTCGTGAAAATCTAGGAGAACGTCCAGGTAACTGGAACTTTAGAACTAGCGTGCCCGCATTAGATGCTGCTCCAAGCACACCTCCAGTATCAGCATACGATTTTACTCTTCAACAGACGCGAGAAGCAATTCCACTAGGATCTAAGCAAAGTCGTGCAGAGATCTCAGAGGCTGCTAGTGCTATGGCAGCTATTCATGCTGCAAGTTCAAAGACAACTGCTCCTGACAGAGTATCGACTTCACAGATTACTGATTCAAGTACTGGCCTTCCTCTTCCTGAGCCAGTTACAAGATCTGTTGGTCGTCGTCCTACATACGTCAGAACAGCAAATCCTATGGACCCAAAGGTCTACACTCGCAGTGAATTAGGTGGAGACATTAACCACCTTGTTTCTCAACAATTAGCTGCAACTGTAGGTGGCGGACCAGAAACCGCTACTGGAGAAACGACAAGAGGTGGAGAAGTAGCTACTTCTGGAGGCAAGCCAACTCAAGGTCGCTCAAGAAGTTTTGTTCCGGCACCCGTCGTGTCTAATAAGACTGATGCTTCGTCCTCAATGCAACCAGCAGAAACAGTAGTTTCAGGCACTGGTGAAGAAAATAAAGCTTTGTCTGACAAACTAACTGAACAAGCAGATACGCTTAATCAAAACAAGCTAACAGCTGCTGCTTTAGGATCTGCTTCTGATGAAAAGGCGTTAGAGGCCCCATCATTCTACGTAGATGCTTCCGGCAACCCTATTCCACAAGCTCCTAAGGTAGGTCGCTCAGGACAGACCCGCAGGTTTGTTCAAACATCAGGCTCTCCTAGTGTTGGCCAACAAATGCAAGGATTTACAGCTGTACATGGTCTATCGGATGAAGTAGAAGGTCCTGCGGTTACTTCAGGTATTACAGCTGCACCAGCCCGTCGACATAATAGAACCGGGGAAGTCCTTGAGCCTGAACGTATTGCAGTACCAGGAATGGTCGGATGGAATACCCCTCTTAATAAGAAAACAGCCATACAGCCTGAACTTCCAGGAATAGGTAAAACTGTAGATTATAGGCAACAGGCCGAAACAGAACTTGCTAAGAGCAGGGAAAGAGAGAACGCCCCTACAATGACTGCTTCACAAGCAAGTAGATTTAGCAGACTTAATCTTGAAGATAACCCAAATCAAGCACCTGCTCAACCTATGCTTGATTTTGGTCAACCAGAACGTGAAGAGGAACAAAAGAAGATTGCTTCTGGAGAAATCTCTCATCGTAGTGGCGAACAATGGGGATTCTTAGATACGCGTTGGCTTGGAGATGTAAAGAGAGAAAATATATCAGAAGAGCTAGAGGAAGATCTTTCAGCTGAACGTCGCTCAAAGTCATCTGAAAGGCCTCGTTATGAAGTTGCTGCTCCTTCTGGACTTCCTAAGGCGGGACCTAAGACAGGTCGTCGTGACAATTCTGCTGGACAACAACTTAAAGGGTCTAAGATGCGTGGAGAGACTACAGAGGAGTAAGAATGTCTCTTAACGAGATTTTTCAATCCCACTATCCTAAAGGCAATAAGATGCCTAAGAACCTGCATCACAATGCTCGTGAAGCTGCGGAATACTTAACAGGTATTTCGTATGAAGAAGATCCTGATGCGGTAAAATTTGTTGGTCGTCCTGGTAGGTCTTCAGGAAGCAATAACTAGTGGGACGACCTAAAAAGAGGCCTGGAAAACCTCAACCCCCAATAAATCTCACTAAACGTGAGCCTACGTGGGAGATTAATGGTAAAAGTATCCATAAATGGACTTGCATGGGATGTCCTTGGACCCACACAGAAATAGGTGGAAGACAAGCACTTCGTCATGGTAATATAAAAAGTATGTACCATAAGTGCTATAATTCAGAGGATGATGCACAATCAGAGAGAAAGGACCTAAAATGACCAAAAAGAATTGCAAAAAATGTGATCATGCCCTTTCTTATGGAATATGTGAAGAGTCCAACTGCCCTTGTGTATGTGAGAGACCTTAATGGATAACCTCTTTGAATTTTCTATTGGTGCTGCCCATCAAACTCTGACTCCTGAAGATATGCCCACTTCCAGAAAAGTTCATTCTAATGTTACTGGCCATGGCCACGGCATTGAAGACCAACAAGGTGGATATGTAAATGAAGTTTTCCAATGTCCAGTGTGTGATAGGATAAAACATGGCAACTAAGAAAAAAGAAGTATCTGGCGGTAAAGAGTATAAAGGCTCTGCTGCTAATGGCGGCCGCAAGATTATTGTTGAGCACTATAAGAAAGATGGTGTTTGGCACACTACTTCAAAGAACGCTGCTCGTGCTAAGTATGAGAAGAAACATGGGAAATTAGCTAAAGGTACAGACGTGGATCATAAAAATAATAACCACGATGACGATTCAAGCAAAAACCTGCGCCCGCTCTCCCACGGTAAGAATACCGCTAAGGAGAACAAGCGCAGGGCCGGTAAGAAGTCTAAGTAACTGGTAGGGACTTAATCCATACCTTTACTACTCCGTTATATCTTTGACCTTTTCCAACTCCCCAAGGTACCCAGTTTGAGCCTTTGGATGACATTTTAAAGGCTATTTGAGCGTTGGTGACAGGGTCATATAGGTCTTTAGCTGAATTAAGCCCATAGGACTCTACACGGGCTTTTAAGGCACCATAGAGGTTAATCTGGAACATGCCGTAAGAATTATCCCCAGTATGTGGATTATAGTTATGAGCAAGTGGATTCCCGTGGGTTTCTTTCATAGCAACTGCCCAAGCTACATTCAGATCATGTCCTTTAAACCCAATAAGGCGTAAAAGGTCGTATACCTGGAGTGGGGTTAATTTCTTAGCATTTATGTACTTAGTAATGGGAAGTACGCACGGATTGACTATTTTGGCCTTAACAGCATTAGCGCTGGTGGTAATCATTCCTGATACTACAAGTATTATAGAGAGGGCTATCGCTAAACATTTTTTCTT